AGGGTTACTCATATCATTTACTACAATCTTTATTTTCATACCACTTACGCTTGATATACTCTTCTTTTTACCAGTAGTTCCACCCACGATTGCACCTACGCCTCCAAATAAAACTCCTCCAGCAGCAGTTCTTCCCAATCCGCCTTTGGTCTCAACTGTTTTCCCATTTTCAATTAGCTCAAAATCTAAAATATCGGAATAATTAACTATTCTGGGATTAAATTTAGGAGATATTAGTATCTGTTTTATATTATCATTAAATTTTATATAACCTTTAACTTCACTAGTTGAAACAAACTCTTCAACTTCTTTGGGATGTCCACCTTCAATTGAAGATTTTTTAAAGTGTCTAGAAACTACAAACGTTGATATACCAAATATTAATATAATTATGCCAACTGGTGGAAAAGCTATAGTAAAGAATATACCTAATACTATAAAAATTATTCCTACTACTAAATATACTTTAGAATATAATTTATATTGTTTTTTAGAATATATTGTTCCTGCCTTCATAGCATAACCTCCCCTATGTACTATATAACATAATTATATAGTATAAGAGGAATATATTACAATACTTTGCTAACATCTCCACCATTTAGTAATATGTTATTTATTTCTTCTAACTTATCTTTTTCGTCTTTGGCAATTGGTATCTTATAAAGTTACTGCATTTTCCTATAATAATTTTTCTCTTCTTTATCTTTTATTTTGGATAAATCCATACTTCTATATCCCATTATTTTAACTATCTCATTATCTTCTTTAAGAGCCTTAAACATTGCTTTAAACTTCCACCAATGTAAATACTCTATATCTTGTAAATCTACTCCATACTGGTCTAAAAATGCACTATAAATATAGTCATCATCATATTCAAAATTATATATTTGTGTACTTTTTCCCTTTCCAGCACCTTTAGATGGTATTATATCTTTTCCACCCCTATAGAACCATAACACTTTATCTACAGCTAAATTAATATTAGGTGGGATAACAGGATAATAAAGTTGTAAGGCTTGTATGATCTTATCTTCCTCACTAATAGAGTTATCTTGCATTAAAAGTTCAAAGAGTATGGACACTCTAAAGTTAGAGTTAATCTCATACTCCTCGCCTTCTATTTCAACCGTAGTTGGGACTAAATCTATTAGCATATTCATTATTTTTTCTTTCTTCTCTGTGCTCTATTAGCTGAATATTTATTAGCTATTTTTTCAATTTCTTCATTCGATGCATTCACTTGAGTTACAAGTTCGTCGAAGGCTTTTAAACAAGTTAATAGATTAACTTTATTACCAAAAACCTTTTTATCTGTACCTTCACCAAATAGGTTATTAAAAATCTTAAATATAGCATTACATTGAATTCTAATGCTTTCAGCTATTGTCATGCCTTATACTTTTTCAGCTATACCCTCGATACCCTTAATTGCCTTTTCGTAGTTTTCAGCTACTTCAAGATCTAATATATCTAAGTCTTGTAATTCCACTCCATTAATTTTCATTATTTATCCTCCTCAACTGTAGTTGTCCCTTCTATTTTAGGTGCAAAACCTTCAATAAATTCTTTAGTACTTGGGTCAAACGTACCTAATATTGGATCACTTATACCTAAGAAACTACCTTCAATTCCTAATTCTCCATCATTATCTGGAAAAGAATCAATTGATATTGCTACTTTAAATTTTCTAGCTCTAAAACCAGTAGTAGCTGAAGGCTTATCCAAATCTACTATTAAGTAATCTGTTTCAGTATCACTGCCTGTCAATTGCATTTCCCCAATATTTCTAATATGTTCTATGGCCTTTTCACTTGCAATCTGATCCGCTGTAAATTCAGTATCCCACTCATATCCGGTAATACTTTGACTTGCACTAGATTGATTTATATATCTTTTAGAAGTTGTTTGGGCTGAAGGACTTTCATTAAGCTCTGTAAAGCCTGTTCCTAGTAACTCGAAGGCATCCGCTACTTCTAAATAATTTGCTTGTATTTTACGTTTACGCACGCTCATTTAATTCATTCCTTTCTTAAAATATTTTAATTTTAACTGTATCTGAAATTGTGCCGTATCCTCTGTAACGGCAAAAGCATAGCCAGTGCTAGTAACTTTAATTTCTAATGGTTCTAAGTTGTTTTCTAACACTGGCAATATATTATTGTTACTATTTTGTTCTATCCATTCTGCAAATTTTTCATAGAATCCCGAGTTGTCAATGTTTTGCAATACATCTGCCCCGTAAGGTTCCCTAGATGTAAATATAAAAGAATATTGGCGTATACTATCTCCATTAACATACTTTTTTACTATAGGCTCTATTGGAATTTCTTCTATAGAATAGGTATCTATATTGGGTTCTAAATAATTTACATTAACTTTTATAGCATTATTAAAGGTGTCTAAATGAGGACATTCTCTTATATAATTTCTTAAACTATCTATTATCATCTTGTCCTACCTCCTACAAAATCCGCTATAGTTTGTACTATCCTATCTCCCTTATCACTCCACATTCTTCTATCCCAAAACTTTCCCCTTAAAGCTCCTCTATTTCCACCTTTATTGGTGTAATATTGCTTAGCAGCATAAGGAGCATTGTAAATTATCTTATTTGTTTTTAATTCAACACTCATGTCTTTTAATCTACCAGTAAGAAATGGCACATAGTTATTAAACTGTTTGGCTACTTCTTTAGTAAGCTTAATTTGTGCTTGACCATTTTTATTTAGATATCTTTTTAAAAGTATTTTTTTAGTATCATCAATCTGTATTTTAACTGTAGTGCCCATTATACCCCCTCCACTTCCCAGTGTGTTGGTAACTCATTAGCAGACTTAATATCTATTACATCATCAAATTCATTTTCTAGATCTGACAGCCTATAAGGTTTAATTCCTGTTACTTCAAAATTAACCTCACCTTTTACAATTTTATCTCCTGGAATAAAAGTAAAATAATTTGATCTTTCTGAATCTAATAGTTTTAAAAATCTCTTAGGACTAATATAATTATCTAATTTATCTATAAATATAAGTGTACTATCTGCAAGTAATAACCCTTTATCTGAAACAGTGCCATTCCTTTTACTTTGCCAATTAACACCCTTAATAACTGTTCTTTGGTATTTATCAGTATCACTAGTAAAATCATAGTATCTATTGTAAATAGTTATATTTGCATTTTTAAATAAAACTCCCATGCTACCACATCCTTATGTATGGTGTAGGCAATAAGGCCTTAACATCTTCCGTTATAGTCCAAGGATTACTATCAAAACTAACTGATTGATTACCTTCACTCATTGAATTAACTCCTGGAGTTTTTATCCTCTCTAACTTTGCAGCATTTTGAATTAATTGATCTACTGCCAACTCATAATTTCCTAATATATATTCAGCCTCTAAATCTTTATTAAGGTAATTTTTAATAACTAAAATGGCTTTTTTCTGTTCAGTAGTCATTTATATCACCTATTTCTTTTTACTTCTTTTCTTAGACTTTTTTTCTTCATTACCTTCTGTAACTTCTTCAATTGGTTTAAATTCTTGATTTTTATATATCACATGAAAGGCTCTTTCTGTAGCCATAATGATTCTTTCACCATTGCTATACTTCTTCATCCTTATACCCCCTTAAAATTAGAATAGAGGGGAATTTCCCCTCTTACTATGCTCCAACTTTTGGGGTTAATAAAGCAAAAGCTTTATCTTTTATAGGTAAAAATCCTAATCTCATAGTGGCTTTAATTGCTACCATATCATTTTCTGCTAAAGACAATGGCTTACCATCCCCCATAGTAACACTTTGTAGAGTTGCTTCTTTTAGTATTTCATACTCAATACCTGCTCTCATTCCAACTAACGAATACATCCAATTACCAGATATTAATTCAGCTTTAGTTTTATCCCAACCTCCATTACGAACAAACTCTATAGGATTAGAATACAACTCATTCTGGCCTATCCCTGGAACAAAAAGAGCATTTCCATTAGTATCTCTTAACTTTCTAAGAGAATTTT